ACAATTACTTGAACGAAAGTTGTGGTCTGCCATCGCAATCCTCGGAGTAATTGTTGTGGGTACTAACCCAAATTCTTTGAACGTTATAAAACCCTTGATTTCTGAAGCTAGCAGTGGTACACTGGATGTAGTGGCGACTTTCGTTAATGGATCTAATTGACAGTAAGTACATAGGATTTGTATCTTCGCGTCTACAGAAATTCAAGAGAGTCAAGGCAGGTTTATATAACTTCCGCTGTCCGATTTGTGGGGACTCGCAAAAGAATAAAAACAAGGCAAGGGGATACATCTACCAGGTCAAGAATAATACTAACTTTAAGTGCCATAATTGCGGTGTTAGTATGTCGTTCAATAATCTTTTAAAGACACTAGACCCTGTTCTGCATAAGGGATATACTTTAGATAAATTTAAAGAAGGACATACTGGCAAGACATTTACTGTAGATGAACCTAAATTCGTTTTTGAAAAACCTGTATTTGCAACTAAAATTGTTCTCCCTTTATGCTCTGAGGTGAAAAGTGGTAGAACCTATCTGGAAGATCGTGGACTTAATCCAAGCAAATTCTATTTTGCAGAGAAGTTTAAAGAGTTTTGTAACTCGTATAAGAGAGTATTCTCGGACACTTCTAGTGAAGAGTCGCGGATTATAATTCCTTTGTTCCGGAACAAAAACTTAATTGGTTTTCAAGGAAGATCTATTGGGTATTCTTCCACTAAATATATCACCGTTATGATTGATGATGATGAACCAAAAATCTATGGACTTGATTCAATCAGAACAGATGATCCAGTCTACATTACAGAGGGACCTTTTGATAGCACGTTCATTCGCAATGCGATTGCTATGTGTGGAGCTGATGTTGATATCAGTGGTTGGGGGATTAGTGATCCTGTTTATGTGTATGATAATGAACCAAGAAACAAGGAAATCGTTGCCCGTATTGATAAGACCATACAGCGAGGAGATAAGATAGTAATCTGGCCATCATTCATTAAGGAAAAAGACATTAATGATATGGTTCTTTCTGGACATAACGTTCAAGACATAGTAGAATCTAATACCTACTTTGGTTTAGAGGCAAAAGTAAAATTTACTAATTGGAAAAAAATATGAGCAACGGCATCAAGGTTACGAAAAGAGATGGTAGGATTGAGTCTCTCAATCTTGAAAAAATGCACCTCATGGTAGATGAGGCATGTAAAGGTATTTCTGGAGTGTCTGCATCACAGATTGAGATTAACTCTGGAATACAATTTTATGATGGTATAACAACTGAAGAAATTCAGAATATTCTTATCAAGTCTGCGAGTGACTTAATTAATCTAGAGAATCCAAACTATCAATTTGCTTCTTCCAGACTTCTTTTGTTTGCTCTTCGTAAGCAATTCTATGGCAAGATGTGGGAGTTCCCTCATCTACACGAACATATTGTTAACTGTGTAAACCTTCGGGTTTACGACGCTGATATCTTCAATAAATATTCACTTGAGGAAATTGATAAGGCGAACGGATGGGTTGACCATGATCGTGATATGCTCTTCACCTATGCTGGTCTTCGTCAGGTAGTTGATAAGTACCTGGTTCAGGATCGTTCGTCTGGTAGGGTGTATGAAACACCACAGTTTATGTACATAATGATTGCTCTGACAATCTTTGCAGAGTATTCTAAAGACATTAGAATGTCTTACGTCAAGAGGTATTATGACGCAATCTCCAAACACAAAATCAACATCCCAACGCCAATCATGGCGGGAGTCAGAACACCACTTCGTCAATTTGCATCTTGTGTTCTCGTTGATGTTGATGACACCCTCGATAGTATCTTTAGCAGTGATATGGCTATTGGCAGATATGTCGCACAGAGGGCTGGCATCGGTATCAACGCAGGCAGAATCCGTGGTATCAACGCTAAGATCAGAGGTGGAGAGGTACAACACACAGGCGTGGTCCCCTTCCTTAAAAAGTTTGAAGCAACTGTCAGATGCTGTACACAGAACGGCATCAGAGGTGGTTCTGCTACAGTTCACTTTCCTATCTGGCACCAAGAAATAGAGGATATCATTGTACTTAAGAACAATAAGGGGACAGAAGATAATCGCGTAAGAAAACTTGATTACTCTATCCAAATCTCGAAAATCTTTTACGAAAGGTTTATTCAAAACAAAGAGATCTCGCTCTTCAGCCCTCACGATGTTCCAGGTCTGTATGATGCTTTCGGGACTCCTGACTTTGACGACTTATATGTTCATTACGAGAGATCTCAAGATGTTCCAAGAAAAACTATCAGTGCTCAAGATCTGATCATTGATATTCTGAAAGAGCGTGCAGAGACCGGTCGTCTGTATATCATGAACATTGATCATTGCAACTCACATTCTTCCTTTAAAGATAAGATTGAGATGAGCAACCTGTGCCAAGAGATCACTCTTCCAACCTTCCCTCTTAATCATATTGATGATGAGTGTGGTGAGATTGCGCTTTGCATTCTTTCTGCTATTAATGTAGGTAAGGTTAAGACTGATGATGAACTAGAGAACCTTTGTGATCTATCTGTCCGTAGTCTTGAAGAGTTGATTGATTATCAGAAGTATCCTATCAAGGCAGCAGAGATCTCTACAAGGGCACGTAGATCGCTTGGAATTGGTTTTATTGGACTTGCACATTATCTTGCTAAGTTGGGTTATAATTACGACTCTCAGGAGGCATGGGATGCAGTTCATGGACTCTCTGAATCTTTTCAGTATTATCTACTGAAAGCATCTAATGAGATCGCCAAAGAAAAAGGTTGGTGTGAAAACTTTGGTCGCACAAAGTATGCAGATGGAGTTTTGCCAATTGATACATACAAGAGGGATGTTGATGAAATTTCATCACAGGAGTTACAGCATGATTGGGATTCTCTTAGGTCATCTATCGCTGAGTTCGGATTACGACACAGCACATTGTCCGCACAAATGCCATCGGAAAGCAGTTCCGTTGTGTCAAACGCAACTAATGGAATTGAACCACCTCGGGACTTCTTGTCCATTAAAAAGTCCAAAAAAGGACCTCTTAAGCAGATTGTTCCTCAGTACAATACATTGAAGAACAACTATACTCTGCTGTGGGAGATGAAGAGTAACACTGGTTATATTAATATAGTCTCTGTGATGCAGAAGTTCTTTGACCAAGCAATTTCTGGTAACTGGAGTTATAATCCAGAAAATTATGAAGACAATGAAGTACCGGTATCAGTCATGGCAAATGACTTTTTGACTACATACAAATACGGATGGAAGACATCCTATTATCAAAATACATACGATAACAAAACCGATGAAATTGAAGATCGTAAAGATGTTCAAAAATCGGAATTAGATAATATAATCTCAGAATTATCACAAGTAGAGGAGGGAGAGTGTGAATCCTGTGCAGTTTAAAGTCTCACATAATGATGATAAAGTTGAAAAAAAAGTAAAAAGAATGACGGTATTCAATACCGAGGCTCATGATTATAAAAAACAACCGATGTTTTTTGGTAAACCGCTAGGAATTCAAAGGTACGACTCATATAAGTATCCTATTTTTGAGAAACTTACAACTCAACAACTAGGATACTTTTGGAGACCAGAAGAAGTTTCATTGCAGAAAGATCGTGGAGATTATCAAACACTTCGCCCAGAACAAAAGCATATCTATACAAGCAACCTCAAGTATCAGATTATGCTTGACTCCGTACAAGGGCGTGGTCCTGGGATGGCTTTTATACCTTATTGCAGTCTACCCGAACTAGAGGCATGTATGGAAGTCTGGGGATTCATGGAGATGATCCATAGTCGCTCTTACACATACATTATCAAGAATATATACCCTGATCCAAGCGAAGTCCTAGATAAAATTGTTACTGATGAACGTATTCTAGAACGTGCTTCTAGTGTTACAGAATCTTACGATAATTTTATCCAAGCAGCACAACAGTATGGAAACACTAATGATTGGATTCATGCTCAAAATGGTGCTGGGACATTTAAAGAACAACGTTATGAACTCAAGAGAAGTCTCTATAGAGCAGTCGCTAATGTTAACATCCTGGAGGGAATTAGATTCTATGTCTCCTTCGCATGTTCGTTTGCATTTGGAGAACTTAAGCTCATGGAAGGATCGGCTAAAATCATCAGCCTTATCGCCAGGGACGAGAATCAGCATCTAGCAATCACTCAGAATATCTTGAATAAGTGGAGGTCTGGTGATGATCCGGACATGAAGGAGATTGCTAGTGAGGAGCAAGAGTGGACTTATGCAATGTTTGATCGCGCAGTCAATGAAGAGAAGCGTTGGGCAGAGTATCTGTTCAAAGATGGATCTATGATTGGTTTGAATGATAAACTACTGCAACAGTATGTTGAGTGGGTTGCAAATCGTAGACTTAAGTCTATTGGTATGAAACCTGTGTATGATATTTCTGCAAAGAATAATCCATTGCCATGGACAGAGCATTGGATCTCATCTAAAGGTCTACAGGTTGCTCCTCAGGAAACTGAAGTTGAGTCTTACATCGTTGGTGGAATCAAACAGGACGTTAAGAAGGATACATTCAGCGGATTCAAACTCTGAGACCGCTTCAAGCACATTACTCAAGAGTCGGGGGGTTTACCTCCGACTCTTTTTTTATGCTCTCTCAGGGGCACTCAGGAGCGTCTGAGAGGAGTTGTATGAGGTCTGATGACGGGTGCTTGACACATGGGAAAACTGCGATTAGAGTATCTTTGTTAAGGTTGATAGGATAAATATATGGAGTAGCTTAAATGATTGCATAGAATGATTGATTATGAAAATCCGTGGATATTTGAGGGATCACCTTTTATATCTGAGAACATTAATGATATGTACGGTTTTGTCTATAGGATTACCAATTTGCAATCAAGTAAACAATATATTGGTAGAAAATACTTCTGGCAGAAAAGAAAACCCAGAGGAGGTAAACGTAGAGTCACTTCAGAAAGTGACTGGAAACGGTATTATGGGTCATGTCCAGAACTCAAGGATGACATTAAGATCTTTGGAAAAAATTCTTTTGGTAGAGAAATGTTATCAGTGCATCTTACTCCAGGAAAAGTAAATTTTGAAGAGACCCGACAGTTGTTTATAAATAACGTACTGACTGAAGCACTTGACAATGGAACGCCTGCGTACTACAATTCAAACATTCTCGGACGTTATTACAGGAAAGACTATTTTCATGTTTAAACTTGGTATTACTGCTGCTATAGTTGCTGCGGGACTTGCAAGTCCACAAATTCCTCAGGTAAAAGTTTCTGAGACTCAACCTCTTTTTGCAGTTGATTATGATGACTCAAGTTGGAAGTGTCCTGGGTGTAGTGATAATGAAAAATATGTCTTAAAACAGATACAAGAAACAACTCGTATTACAGATAGAAATGCTCTGGCAACAATTTTGGGTAACATTAAACAGGAAAGCAAGTTCATTCCCAACATATGCGAGGGAGGGGCTAGAGTTTCTTACGACGCTTGCTATAGTGGGGGTTATGGTCTTATTCAGTGGACCTCAATAAATCGGTATAATAACCTTGGTAAATTCTGCGATAAGTACAGTTGCGATCCAAGTAGTCTAGAAGGACAGACTCGTTATATGATTAACGAAAGCGTCTTTCAACGTGTCCTCCCTGAGTTTGAAGGTCATGGAGACAGTATTCCTCAGTATATGACACATGCATACTATTGGTTAGGGTGGGGGATTAAAGGTAACCGTGAGGTTTATGCCTATGATTATGTTAAAAAACTTACTCGTACTGAAACCGTACAATGATGAATACACTTAATAATATTCTCATAGAGTCTAGTTCCACTAAAAAAATTATAGAAGAAGATATGGTTCCTTATACTGGAATTCCTGCACCAGTATATCTAGAAGATGATGATTGGTTTGGTCCTGCTCCGGCAAGAAGTAAAAATCAATTAGATTATATGGTCCAAGAGATGGAGATTAAGCGTCAAGAACGAGAAGAAAATTTCTTTAATGAATCAGATGACATTCATCAAAGAATGTATGAGATCTCAACTCAAGGTGTAGCAACAACTATTCAATTAAATCCAATCGGTGGATCAGAAAACTTCCAAGATAGTAGTTGGATGTCTAACAAACTTAGTTGACAAAAAATTTTAAACACTCTATACTGTAAGGGTGATCTAGAAATCACTGCTGTAACTCCCTTGGTAGTTTAGAGTTAGAGGCGATAGGAACTACCATCAATGACTCGTTAGCTCAGCTGGATAGAGCAACTGCCTTCTAAGCAGTCGGTCGTAGGTTCAAATCCTACACGAGTCGTTCTAAATATAAGAGTGATGAATGTTTTATGGAAAAAATAGAACCTCACTCAACAGTCTTAGTTCTAAACAGTTCTTACGAACCATTACACTTTACAAATTGGAAACGTGCCATCATCCTTTTGTTTAAGGAAAAGGCAAAAATAATTTCAAAACGGGTTATTCGTTTAGTTAATTACGTTAAGATATCATTTCAAAAAACTAGACTTAAGAATCCTTCTAGGTCAATGGTATACAAGAGAGATGGTTATCAATGTCAATACTGTAGATCATGCAAAAATCTTACTATTGATCATATAATACCTCGTAGTAGAGGTGGGAAAGATACTTGGGAGAACTTAGTTGCCTGCTGTTCATCTTGTAATATTAAGAAGGGTAGTAAGTATCTTCATGAAACAAGTATGAAGTTGCTTAGAAAACCTATTACACCTATCAGCAAAGTTATTTTGGATCTGCAGATATCAAAAGTTGATGAATGGAAAGAGTTCATCTTTGAATAAATATTTCACACCATAAGTTTTATCATGGCAATAAGCACAGATACTTCAGTTTACGTTGCAGGTATAACTACATATACTATTGATTCAATAAATGAAGATGAATATGTAGTCTCATATCCAGTTGGAGTTGGGGCGACCTTTACTAGATCTATCAATAGAAGTAATGATCCTGTAGAGATGGATCGTATACTAGATGCACACCTATTTGCTGTCAACAATAAAGCTCATGTAGGTGCTATATCCACTTTACCTATCACAAGAAATGATGATGTGTGATAAATAACTACAATTATTACTAGATTATGACTACATCAAGAAGAGATACACGACGTAATCGGGACGCCGAGAAAACATTTTTCTTATATGTGTTCTTCTATCATATGTGGAGTGGTATCATAGGATTTTTCAAAGACTAGGGGTTGACAGGCTACCACGCTTACCCTATAATTACTGCATTAGGAACTTGAGACGTTCCAACCAAAGGTGCCACCCAGAATGATGGATGGAGTCAGCTCCCTTTGGATATTTGCGGAGGACCTGCGTCTTACTCCATTACAAACTGTCAGTATGTTAGGGTTTAAAAAATGCCCCATAGCAAGCATACTGATAAGTGTAATGTTATTCCTCTATAGCTCAGTTGGTAGAGCGCGGAACTGTTAATTCTGTTGTCCCTGGTTCGAGTCCAGGTGGAGGAGTTACCAAACTTATATTATGGTAAGAAAAAAACAACCAAAGAAACTCACCGAAGAACAACTCTTTCCTTATAAAGGTGCGTGGCCACTCCGTCTAGAACACCCTGATGGATCTGATACAAAAGTCTGTTGGTTTAAATGTGAATGGGATCTTGACAAATACATAGTCAGGTACGGCATTAAAAGACGCAGCAAATTTGTAAAGATAAACAAATTACGAGGTTCTTAAATGGGGATGTTTGATACAATATATTCATCATATTCATTTGACAATGAGTTTGTAAAACAACCGTTGCAAACAAAAGATCTTGAATGTATAATGTGTGAGTATTGGATCAACCCTAATGGGGAGTTATTTCTTATCTCATATGTTGGAACACAGGATTTTGTTTCAGCAGCACATGAGAATAAATTGCCATTAATTAATTGGAAACCTAATGGCAATCATGGAAAAATAACTCCAGTCTATCCTAGAACTACCATAAGAACTTGTTCAAGAAATGTAGAGGGTAAAGACCTTTACATCTATTTCAAGTATGGTATAATTCAAGAGTATTGGACTAAAGAGTATTCACATTGAACTAAGTACTATGTTATGAACTATAAACCTTACAGTCCTGAGTGGCACAGATATCGCTATCTTAAAGAAGCAATCTATAAATACCTTGACGACTATGTGGATCCTGTTATTGTTATAGACGATATTCGTGATATTCTTCATGATCGTTCTGAGGCAGCACATCAGGAATTCACTAGAATCAATCAACTAGAGAACTATCTATCAGAAGATTAATATGCTATCTACCAAGTATAGACTCCGTTTAGAGTTCATCTGTAAGAAGATCGCAAACAAAGAAGAAGTCCAATTAGAAGATATGATTTGGGCGGAGAAACTTGCCAAATCTCATACACTTGCTAGAGACTGGTTGCAAAAAGCACGTCGTCAAGCATCTCAGGATATTGAGGAAGGCAGTACTGACGATTTTCTGAATAGGATGGGTTTAGGAGACCCCGACCCATCCAATCATAAAACGGGGTTTAGTAGTGCTGATGATATTAAGGATTGGTTTATGAGAGACAAACCTGATGACTGGAGACAACGTGACTGAACTTTTAGATCATTATCGTTCTTTGTATGGAGAATGTTCATTTGAGACTGATTACTATTTTGATTTGTATGAACGGTATGTTGACTCGTATGATGAGGATACAATTGATGAATTCTTAGATCATATGAAAACCATATGTGCGGAAGATTCATATGATGCTGCATTTGGTGATCTTGCCAACTGTTTTGATCTTGCAATTATTGATGAGATTAATGAGGTGAATCTAGAAGAACTTGAATGTGATTATTTTATTTGTGGTAAGTATGTATTTAATCCTTATTGGGAGAACTCATGACTGTATTTTCTGAAATTGATTCAAAGGAGTATGATCTCATCTCCGCTGCAACATGGTATAGATTAGAACATATGTCTGATGCAGAAAAGAATGAAATTCTATTTGAACATCTCACTGAAGAATATGAAAAGATCAGTATCTTTCATGAGATTGTGAATAGTATTATTTCTGATGTTGGAGAGAATGAGTTTGAAGAAGTTGCTGAAGAAGCATCATGTGATAAACAAGAAACTGATCTTCTCATTTATCTAACTGATCTACAAACATTCAAAGAGAATCATAACTGGATCATTGACGATATCTTTGATGCAGCAACAGAAAATTTACCATTAGATAAGTTTCAAAAGTATTATGATGACTATCAAGGATATTCATCAACGTATTCTAATGGTGCAGTAAATGTATTTCTTCAACACTTCCCAGTTGACCAACTAGTTTACTTTGATTCATACTACCAAGGATTATATGGTGATCTAAATGAGTTCTATGCCGAGATGGAAGAGTTCAAACAAGATCCAGTATTCCAATGTGATTATGAAAAGAGTGATTATGTAATGTATGATGAGTATGTTTTTGATAAGAATGCAATCAAGGAAGGTCCTTATGTCTAAAAGATGACTAAAGATAACATGACTGATTATGTTTGTGTCCCCATGTGGGATCCCATTTACGAGATGATGCGCTATCATTGGGTACATAAGTCAGAAAAGGATCCTGTGCAATTTGTGAAAAATCTCAACCCAGAGCAAGAAGTGCTATGAGTAGCAAGATGATGTTCTTGGTTGATGCTGGCAACGGCAGATGTATCAGTCACGATGGATACATTCAACTCGGTAGTTTCTCTCATAGTGTAGAGAAGCATCTTGAGTTGTGTCCAGATCAGGAATGGCAGGTTACTTATTGGATGCCTGATCCATTCTGTATTAGATATCCAAGAGCAAACTATCAGCATACGATGAAGGCAAATGAAGGATCGCCCAAGACTGATAATGCACTAGATAATCGTCCAAGAGACTTTCCAGATCAAGCAACAAATAGATTGGAGAGGACATTATGAAGCATCATATCCCTGACATCATTAAGAAGAATGGATTTGCTTGCTTTGGTAGTTTGAATCAAGCAGAGAGAGCATGTGTTCTACTTGGTGACGAAGCATATCGTGAGTCATTAGATCTTGAGAATGATGATGCTCCCTGTTGGCAGATTCCAAGTGGAGAACACTCAACTTTTGCTGGATGGAATCCCCAGTGTGTACCAACCATGGACTATATTGTATGGAAACTAAAAAACCTTGAAGGTATTATCAACGGAGAGATTTATTAAATGAAAAAGATTGAGATCACTCCTCAAACATACATTGATATGAATAAGGAGTTTGAAGAGGATGATATTCCTTTCCGAATTGCTATCCCCACACAAGAAGTGATTGATAAGTGGCAATCACAACCAGCGCCACCTTATGAAACACCACCTCATGTAGATATGGTTGCTGATATGTGGGCAGAACACAATAGAATAGAGGAAGAACGTAAACTACAACTTGAACTTGACTTATGAAAGATTTTAATACACCAGGGTCCAACAAAACTTGGATGGATGAAGGGTTTAAAAAATATATAACTCAATATCAACTACATAATGTTGTGAACTTATTGGGTGGTGAATTGAAACATTATGTTTGCTCAGATAAGACTACAACACACGAAAAAATTGTAATCGAGTACAACCATAATAAAAAATGAAAACCGCAACCATTTATAGTGATGGAAGTCAAGAGTGTGAAAGAATAGCATCATTGCTTAAATCTCTTGATGGTGAATTTTTAGAATATAAACTAGGTCAGCATTTTACCCAAAGAGCATTTGAGGATGAATTTGGTGAGAAAGCAACGTATCCACAAGTTTCTATCGGATATAAGCATATTGGTAATATGAAAGAAACTCTTCAATATATGAACTCTATTGGGT